TCTACCGGTTCTTTTTCTACTACTTTAGCGTGGTCAATATTGTCGCAATAATAATATTTTGTGGAGGTATCCGTATATACTATTTTCCAATAACCTGTTGGTATTGGTATACCTTTCATTTTTTTATCGTCCTCATAGATAGCAATCGTTACCACATCCATGTCATCTGTTGATTTATCAAAGGTTTTTCTGACATTTTCTTCAAGTATTCTCCATGATTCACGGTTAACAGTAGGAAGTTGAGGAGTCATGTTCGTCATAAGAAAAGTATCATACATCTCATCATCATTCGATGCATCTCCAGCGGGCGCCATATGACCTTTATCGTAACCACTTTTTAGGTATTGTTGAGGTTGTGGTAATGTTCCAACTCTAGTATCAGAACGGAAAGAATCCACTCTCTTTGCTGTACCTACACCTTTGTTTGCTAAATGTTCCGATACCAAAATAACTCTTTTGTTTTTGTTATCGAATAATGAAACATAAAATGAATTACAGAGTTCTACGGCATTAGGTACAACGATTGGTTTAGAATCTGGATAAAGGTGTTCACAAGAACTACCAAAGCAATAAGAAGATAGGAAAACTGCGAGTAATAAAAATTTTTTCATGTGGTCTCCGTAGGAAACCTTTATTTAGTTTGTATTACCGTTTTGTGTCATTTTTGTAGTATTGAATTGCTTCAACAAGACCTTGTATGTGGTCTTCCACTTTTTCCACGAATATGAGTGGATGATTTGAATTTTCTACTGCCATGATAATAACGATTTGATTAATTGGCTTACCTACCAATTCTTCATAAGCAAGCGCATAGAATGTTGATTGCCAGAAATAAGAAAGAATGTTTTCTCTGTATTTAATCTTTGCGGATGTTTTATAGTCCATTACAGATAATTCACCATCAAACTCTGCAATTAAATCTGAACGACCAGCAGAACCTATTTTCTTAGAATAAAATGACTGTTCAACATAATGAATGTTATTTACTCTCTCTTGTAGAACAGGTTTAATTGATTTAAACATCTCCAGAGCATCAGGCATCGATTCTCTGAGTGGTTTGTTCTGTATGAAATCTTCACAGAGATTATGAACTCTGGTACCACGACCGGAGGCTTTGGCAGATACTCTATTCGCTTCTGCTTCACCTACTCTCTTACGCCAAGCGGCAATACTAGCTTTACTTTGTGCTGATAGTATGGTAGTAATTGAAGGTAATTTAGAACCATCTGGTAAGGTATAGTACCTTTCACCATTGGTAGAAGTTACGGAATGAAGGTCTGGTAATTCTTTAGGTGGGCAATATGTAAACATGATGTAATTATAACAGGTTAAGAATCAAATGTCAATAAATATTATCTTTTATTATTGATTCCAGGTGTGAATACTAATTGGCATTTTGTTTTTTTGGTAATAATACCTTTTTCGGTAAGTTCTTCAGCGTTCCATAATTTCCAACCAGCATTTACTCGTAAACATTTTGTGGTTGAAAAATTACCAACATAATACCATTGAAACGCAACTAACTTTCCATCTCTATATAACTTCCACTCACAAACACCTGCATGATAAGGACCGTCTCCAGTATCTCTATCACCTGAAATGATTAACATATCCCCAATCTTACAGTTACAACCTAGTAACATATCAAAACCATATGCTGGGTTTCTCCACAACCAACCAGTTCGATTTGCCCACACTTGAAATACGTTGGCATTTTCTGGAAAGAAACGGTGTTCTTCCTTATATCCATCATCACCATCACAGGTGTTGTCGTAAGTTTGGAATAATGAGAGCCACTCAGGTAAGTTACCGTCTTTATTACAAAACAACGCAACAAATGGAGCTAAAAGATAACTTACTAGACCAATGAATAGTTGTAGTGTGGCGAGGAAGATATATTTAATGTATATCATACTATCCCAACAATGCTTTAACTTCGCTTTCTGTTAAACCTAGTGTGGATAATTTAGCAAGTGTGGAAGTTTTAGCGTCTTTAGCATTTTGTTCTGCTTGTTCTTCGGCAGTTTGCAAATCACGAGCAGACTTACGGTCATCGGTAGCAAGCTTCTCAAAGTTTAAACCAAGCTCTTGTGTTTGTTTTTGAAATTCAATCTCGGCTATTTTAAGTTGGGCAATCTGGTCAGCAGATAACTTACCTGACTCAATAGTTTTTTGTACAGCATCTTCAGAAACACCGATGACTTTAGAGATAGCAGTGACCGCCAATCCAGCTAAAGGTCCACCTAAAGCTGTTGCAATTGTAGGTGCTACTTGCTCTAACCAAGACATTTTATGCACCTCTTACGAGTATTGCTTGGAAATAAGTAGCGTATGCTAAAGCTACTGAATTACCAGAAGCTCCGCTTTTTGCAAAAAATTCTATATAGTCCCCAGAACCATTTAAATATATAAGCGATGATCCACCACCATTATTAACACCCGTAGGGTAAGAATTAAAAATTTCTTTAGCGGAAACTCCGTTTTTAAAAATAAATAAATCCCACCAAGATGAGATGCCATTACCAGAAATTTGTGCTGTTACTAGATAATACCCTGCTGTTGAGGGGGTAAAACGATAATTTGTTGTATTATCAAAATTATTGTTAGTATCAAATTCTTTTGTTTGTAATTGAACTTTAGTTGTTATATTTGCTGTAAAAGATTGCGCAGAAGATTGATACGCACTGAACGCAGGTCCTGCCACAGCTGTTGCTGCCTGTCCTGTAACGCTAGTTATACCGTTTGTTCCATCAATTATAACTGACATAACTTATTCCTTAAATTGCCAGTAATTCAGCAGTTGTTGTTGCGTTAGCAATAGCAGTTCTATCAGAAGTTAATTTAGCAATAAAAGCAGAATCAGAAACATCATTAGCAATACCTGTTAATGTATTTAACTGTCTTTTTTGTGCTTCTTGAGTAGCCTGTGCATTGTATTGGGCTAGTTTAAATGCTCTAGCCTTTTCTAAATTAACCGTTACAGTTGAGCCTGATAACTCCCAAGCATCAAAAAACTGCGCATCAGAACCTTGTGGAAGTGTAGAGTCATCAACAATAATTGAATGGCTAGGTGTATCTTTAGCTTTAGTTGTTTGAATATCTAATTCGCCTGTAGGAACGGTAACTGAAACTCCACCATTGTCGTTTGTATAAATAATTACTTGCATTTAAATCTCCTTTAAAAAATTATCTAAATATGCCTACTGCAATAAATGTACATCCAGAACCAGCAACAGTAGCTTGATTTACAGAAGAAACATAACAAGTACTTGCTGTTGATGGGTTATTTGCTGAATAATTAATAATCATTTGATTCGATGTTGAAAAATAATAGGCATTACCAAACATAACATAATTAGCATCTGTCATTGCAGTTGTAAAATTAACTGCAAAAACGCCTGTAGTAACATAAGTTACAGAACTAACATTATATGAAGCATTAATACTTGGAGTTGTTGTAAGTGCACCAAATTGCACCCAAGCTTTAGCACTACCATTAACAGCATTAGCCATTGAAGTGCTTGCACCTGCACCTGTTTGAATTGTATCTGCGACTATTGTTCCTGCCATGATTTATCCTTTATTAATCGTTTACTACTACCATTACTTTAGTGTAATCAGCCAAAGCGGAAGTGCTGTTTGTTGTTGCTATACGAACTGCCGTTGTTGTTGGTGATACTATACTTTCATAATTAGTAACTGTTCCAGGGTTTGAACCATTATTAGTATTTCCATTCATAGTATATAAACCATCCGCCATTGCAGTAGTAAAAGTAATTGTTATATCTCCTGTGCCATTTCTAGTAATAGAACTTACATTAAAACTTTTATAAATTACCCCAGTGCTTCCGTTAAAAGTTACCCATGCTTTAGCAATACCATTCATACCATTATTGGTAGATAAAACTCCTGTACTTGCATTTAACGTATCAATTGTTAGTGCGCCTGCCATTTTTTATCCTCTTTAATATTATATTTTTAGACAATTACCCAACGGCTACCCGTTGCGATAGTTACTGTTACACCAGTATTAATTGTTATAGGTCCTGGTGACATAATATTAGTACCTGCCGATGATGTGTAATTAGATGTTATATTGGCGGTCTGTTCAACTCCGACAAATCCTAATGCTGTGCTCATTTTTTTCCTTATGAACTTAATTATCTATTTATATTTATATCAGTTATAAAATGATAACCGATGCGGGTCAAAAGAACTATTTAGAATTAATTCTTCCATTTCCCTTACTTCTTTTGCTTTATCTTGTAATTCTTGTAATACTTTTTCCTT